ATTATGGCGCAACCTATTGTTTGACTGAGTAGGTGGATTTACAGTTTCACTAGTAAGACTTTTAGCTTTAGTCCAAACTGCAATAGAGATTTGTTTAGCAGCAAGTTCAGCAGCCTTATCCATCCGTGTTTCCCACCTTTTGAAAGCGGCATTTACTTCGGGAAAGTTGTTAGTCACTTCTTCTCCATCTGCTCGATCTTTACCTGCTCTACGGTGTCAGCAATAGCCAACAACCAATCTGCGCGCCCGGCAGGTAAGTCATCTACCTGTTCGGGTGTCCAGCCAAACCGATCAGCAAACTTAAAGTAAAACCACTCAATATCCGGGTAATCAAGATCAGATGATCGTTGAAACCCTTTAAGTAAGTCCTTTAGTCTTTCGAGTCTTCTAAAGGGCTATCAGGGTTCGTGCGGTTTTTATCTGTGTCTGCTAAATCGGGAAATAAGTCTTTGGTCAAATCTTCTGTCTGCTTCATTAGTTCTACATAATCTTTGATTGGCAGTTCTTCAATAGAATCTTCTTTTACAGAGGGAACAATAAGGTCATAAGACCATTCTTCAATGATTGCTGAGAGAAGCGCGTTGCCAATAGCAATACCTTTTTCTGCACTTGTATCTTTATCGCCAGCGCGCATAATGCGGTTACGGTCTTTTACCTTGAGATCGTTAGCATCTTTAATAGTAACTGTTGCGCCTGATGTTAATGTAATTTTCTTTGACATATTTTGCCTTTCGATAGATTGCCTTTAGTTCATCCTAGCAAAAAAGGGCAATAGGGGCGCGGGAGTTGGGGCAAAATGAAACCAACTCGACCTGCCGCCCCTACTGCGTTCTAGGGCGTTACGCGACTGAGGTTGTTACAGCGTTCTTGACAACCCACTTGATAGGAGAGTATCCAACTGTTCCTGAATCGGTGAGGTTACCTTGAGCGTTGAAATCAACGAGAACTTCTACAAAATCCTTTGAGCGTTCGATAACAGCGAGTGTGTATGCACCCTTTGTCAAAGTTGCTTGGATAGAAGTCTGAGTCGCACCTGTTCCTGTTGTCCAGTTGAACACTAGAGCAGGTTGGGTGTTTGAGAGATAGTTTGTAAGTTGTGTGTCGTTTTCCATCAAGAAGGTAGCCTTGCCAGTTACTTCTAGAGCACCAAGAAATACTTGGTAAGGAGTCTGCACATTTGAAATTCCATACACAGGGGTTACAGGGCGAGTAAGTTGGATATTTCCCATTGTGTTTGTAGAAATAGTTGTTCCACCCACGCTAACTGTTCCATACCATACTGCGCTTGGAACTACAGTTGAAAATGAAGGTGTAGGTGTTGAAGCGGTTGCTGATTGCCATCCTGTTGATTTAGCATCATATTCAAGAAGTCCGTCTGCGCTCCACTTAAGGTTAAAATCTGAAAACTGATGACCTGCGTAAGTACGCACATTTGCGCCATAGTAATCAAGAATTGTGTAAGCAGAAGGTTGAGCGTCTGAGGCTGTTGCTGTTGTGTTCTTAAGAGCCATTGTGTGAACATAAGGAGCTGAACCTGAAACAGTATCTTCGCCTAGTACGCCACAAAGAGGATAGATCACGGTGTCAGCAAATACTGCTCCACCAAAATCAAATTGTGAGTGAACGCGACCTTGAATGTATTGGTAGTTCTTAACAAGAGAACCGCGTAGGCCCTCATCAAATAATGGTGTGTAAATGTCCTGAGGCTTAACGGTACTCGCAATAACAGGAATGTAGGCGGTAGGTGTTGTAACCGCAGTTCCCTTTGTTGTTTCTTTAGCGATACCTATGTACGAACGGTGGGTATTTTGTAGTGCCACTTATTCACGCTCCTTGCGTTGTGGTAGTCGCGGCTACCGGTGTTGTTGGTGTTGTTTTCTTTTGTGCAGAAGCAAGAGTGACATCGGCATTAACAATCTCATCTGCCGAATCAAAAGTATCGCCGTTCTTAACAGTTAAACCGAGAGTAGGAAATTCCTTCTCGCCGTCACCGTTGTAAATATAGGTTGCCATTGCTCTCCTAAGCCTGAATCATTTGGGTAACATCAAATTGAATCTCTGCCCAAGTTTCTGTTGCTCCGTTATCAGAAGTAACAGGTTCTCCGTACAAAGCGTCAATTGCAGGTTCCGCGCCTTGCCAAACATTGACTTGGGTTGTATCACCAAAGTTATGACTAGCTCGAAGCGTATTCTTGATGTTGTCCACTAGTGTATCAAAATCCGTCATAGCATCTTCGGCATTGTTTTGTACAGAGTGATGAAACAACTGTAAGACAACAGTAAAGTCCACGCGCTTCCAGCCATTAGTTGCACCGCCAATAGCCAAGCGGGTTTCGCGCTCGCTTTGAATAAAGATTACGCAAGCCGAACGAGATAGTTGCCCCGGTTGAGCATTGACCTGAAAGTTGATGCGCTTTGGAAATGAAGTAAAGATTTGATTGAGCGTAGAGATACTTGCCCCAACTAAATAGTTGTAAAGAGTGGAGCGTAACTGTGTACGACCTACAGCCATTAACGCATCCTTCGGAATGGGCTAAGAAGTTGCTTGGCTAGTTCAAGGTCTGAGCCAATAATAGATTGAACGCTTGGGCCACTTGATGCGCGGGTAGTAACAGCCATTGACAATGAGTTATCGCCACGAACCTTAAGGAAGTCTGTTGCGAGAAGGATTGCGGCTTGCTTAATTGCCTGTGGCATATTGCCTACTGCTACCCCTGATGCGTGGGTATATTTAAGGGCAGAGGTAATGTTAATGGTGCTAGAACCGTATGTATAAGTAGATGAAATTGTGACCTGTTCGGTATTTGCGCCGTCATAAATTGTTACTAAAGTTCCAGCAGTAAGACCGATTGGGTCAATCATCGTAAATGAGGTTGCGCCAACCGTAGCCGTGTTAATCATTCCATTACAAAAACCTGCGGTGTAGTTGTAAGAAGCGTAAATCTTTGTGCCGTTGGTAGGTGGGAAACCAAAAGATAGTGGGCCTTCTGAACTATATGTGAGCCCTAATTGAGATAGCGGGTAGATCACCTGTGACTTCTCAAACCAGCAAGCAGCAAGGGTAGAGGCTGATGCAACGACCATATTTGTAGGCACAGAGCCGTATGAGAGGCTGTTAAGGGACACGATGTTGTTGTAGTCCGGGGAAAGAACCAAATAACCCTCATTAGTGATACGGCTACGAGATTGTTCTGTGAAGTTCTGAGCAATAAGAGGTTGGTTCACATAAATATCTATGAAAGATGATGCGCGCTGAATAACTGATGATAGTTCAGCATCCTGTTGAGCAGAAGTACCCCCGACAACCAAGTTGTTGTAGTCAATCGCCGTAGGAGCATTTTTATACTCAGCAATTGTCAGGTATGAGCCTGATGAGAATTGGGTTACTGGGGATACTGCTGCCATTTGTTAATCTCCGTCTGTTTTAGGGGCTGACGATTCGTGACCACAGCGAGAACACAACTTAAACCAAGAACCAAACCCACAATTGATACAAGTGTACCCTCGGTCGCTATCTCCGTGCGTGTGCAAAGCTAAATTACCCTCTGTAAAGCCTTCTGATTTTAATGCTTTGATGTCTTTAGGATTATCTACGCTATATGAACCATTTTTGCCAGCGCGTAAAACTTTAGAACCTGATTGCCTTTTAATTTCTACTTCTCTTGCGAAACCATCTCGCGGTACTAATCTTCCCATTTATTTTGCCTTTCCTATGAAATAGGGAGAGAGCCAATTAAGACTCTCCCCTCATTTAGATTTCTACAAACTAAGCAGCAACGATTCCTGATACTACGCCATTCCAAGCAGGAGCAACGCAGAAGAATGTTCCTCTGAAGTAAGTTGAGAACTCATAAGCAAACTGAGTTACAGGCCATTGAATACCCATGTAATCCTGCACCATGTAGTTAGACCAAACATCAGAAACCTCTGTGTCAGGAATAGGCAAGGTGTAAGAAAGTACAGGTGCAACGCCTTGTGGAAGCCAAGGATGAACAGTCAGAGGAACTGACTTTCCTGTGGTTTCGTTCACAATTCCATTAACTACTGAACCGTATGTAACTCCTGAGGTTTCATCCTGAGAAATTTGTAAGCGGTAGTTAGCGTTTGCAGAACCCTTGATCGCATCTGAGAGTTGCTTGCGGTCTGAACCGTTAAGCAATACCTCATCAGGGTCAGCCTTTACTGAGTTGTAAAGGTTAGCAAATACAGTCTGGAACTCTGTTCCCGGATTTGTATTTGAGAAGGTTGTGTTGATGTTGTAGTTATAGCCTGTGTTAGCACCAAGAACTGTAGGCAAGATTCCATCGTAACCTGTTGCATAAGCAGAGGTGTCTGATGAAGCGCGTGATGCGAGGATTGAAGATGTTGTTGAATAGACGATTGTGTCACCAACAGCAGTTGAACCAGCACCTACGATAAAGCCTGTTGTTCCCTTGAATGTACCTTGGTACTTAGCGTTTGCTGCACCGGTAGTTGTACCGATATAAACATTGTAGCCAAGTGCGCCAGTAACAGGGGTAGCAACGATCTTGATAACTTGTGAAGATGTTGCTTGTGATGAAACTGTTGTTAGAACAGACTCACCAAAACCTGTTGAAGAAATACCAGCATCAGCAGTTACATAGACATAATAAGTGTTGTCA